AGCTGCAGCTCGACACTCTTCTAAAGAAGAGAATGTCATTCCAAACTCTTCTTGAATACAAGTCTTATTAAGAGGAATAGTCGGATCGTTAAGACATAACCATATGAGCATAAAATATTTCATCATTGAAATTGTATCTCAAATATCTTAAAGTGGAAACGATAAACGAAAGAAAGAGAATGAATAAAGTATTTATAACAACGAACACTAAGTTGCCTAATGGTGGATATCGTGATGTTTCTGATTGTGAAAGGTTTGGAACACCGATCATTATGTTTGAAAATCCTAAACAAATACAAGTAAATTCAACAAGATTTGCCTTTTCAGTGGAAAAAAAATTGAAAGATTTCACCTCAGAAGATTTTTTATTATTGATGGGAGATCCTGTATTAATTGGTATTGTTTGTGCCGTCGCAGGAAAAATTACAAATAATAATTTTAAAGTCTTGAAATGGGACAGAGAGAGTGCTATATATATTCCTATAACTATAGAATTAAAATAAGGAGTCTAAAATGGGTCTATTAGATAAAGCCTACGAACAATCTAAACTTAATACTTTAGATAGTTCAGAAGTAAAAGATGTTGGTGAAGCATGCAACGAACTTGATGATGTTCGTCAAGCGATCGCTAACAAAGAAGCAGAGATTAAACAACTCAAAGACAGAGAGTATCAATTAGAAAATGAAGTGATACCATCAATGGTTGAAACCGCTGGTGTTAAATCTTTAACATTAATTGATGGTTCAAAAGTTTCCGTCAAAGATCAACTACGTGCAAACATCACAATGGAAAACGAAGACTATTGTTTTTCTAGGCTACAAGAATTGGGCCTAGATGATGTTATTAAGAACGAAGTAAAGTTGACCTTTGGTCGTGGTCAAGATTCCGACGCTCTCAATTTAATTACAGAGTTACAAGACAGAGGTCTGTATCCGAGTAATAAAAAGGCAGTGCCCTGGAATACACTCTCCAAATTAGTAGAAGAACAGATTGCCAAGGGTTCGATGACATCTGTTGATCAAGAAAAGTTTGGGGTTTACACTTTTAAAAAAGTGAAGATCGAACGAAAAAAATAATAAGGAAAAATAAAAAATGACAAACACAAAAGCAAATGGTGCGGTCACCACAAAGACCGAAAAGCTACCTGCTATGAATTTCGATAGTCTCGAACAATATGCAGGTACAGGCCTCGATACCATCACCACTGATGATATCGCAACACCAAGATTAAAAGTCTTGGCACAAATGTCTCCAGAAGTTGAAGAGATTGACGGCGCAAAAGCTGGAATGATCTGCAATTCTGTGAGCAAGAAAGTATACTCAGGACAAGATGGAATTAAAGTTGTTGTCTGTGGGTATGACAAAGTATGGTTGGAATGGACAGATAGAGGCAAAGGTTCTTCTGCTCCTGTAAATATCTTTTCACCAAAAGATAAGCCAGCCAATGCAGTACGTGGAGACGACGGAAAATTCCGTCTAGAGAACGGCAACTACTTAGAAGAATGTGCAAACTTTTATGTGCTTCTTTTAAATGGTGGAGTAGCTCCAGAGCCTGCAATCATATCAATGAAAGCAACGCAGTTAAAAGCTGCGAGAAGTTGGGCTTATAGTTTGAAGAATGAGTTCATTCAAAATCCAAAAACTAAAAAGCTTTTCTTAGCTCCTTCTTGGTATCGTATTTATAATCTATCTACGATTAAACAATCTAACGATAAAGGTACATGGTATGGTTGGGTTGTTAACAAGGATGACTTCCTAAATGAAGAAGGAACATTTGATATGGCTGCGAACTTCAACGAATCAGTCAGAGGCGGCAAGATCACACCGAAGTACGACGATGAAGCTGAAAGTTCAAATAGCTCTGAGGATACTCCGTTTTAATGAATGAAAGGGTCTCTAAATTTAAAGAGATCTTTCTAGGGTTGGAGCGTGCATATGGTACGTTCCAACCTAAAGAAAGTCTCCGAGAAGATAATAAAGCGGAAGGCGAAACTTGGATTCGCAAGAAACCTTTAGAAGATTCTTTATGGCAAAGTCATCTATCGGGGGAATGGCCGAGCCTTGGTATTTTTCCTATTAATGATGATGATCAATGTCGTTGGGGATGTATTGATGTAGATGAATATCCTTTAGATCATGTATCTATCGCTAAAAAATTAGCAGAAAAAAAATTACCTTTTATTGTTTCTAAATCTAAAAGTGGAGGCGCACACATCTTTTTATTTTTTAAAGACTATGTTCCTGCAGGGTTAGTGCATAACAAAATAAAAGAATTAGCAGCCTTCATGGGTCTTGGTCACTGTGAAGTATTTCCTAAACAAGAAAAATTATTACGAGAAGGAAATCCTAACGATTGGGAAGTAGGGAGCTTTCTCAACATGCCTTATCATAATGGTCTTGAACATACTGAACGATATGCTTTTAGTGGAGAAGGAAACACTTTAAGCCTTGATGAATTTTTAAAAGAAGTAGAAGAAAAATCTATTACAGTTGATCAATTAAAAAAACTTTCTTTGAAAAAAGAAAACTCAGAATTTTCAGATGCCCCTTATTGTATTGAAGCTTACCTTACAGAAAATAAAACAGTGCAGCCAGGCAGTAGAGATAACTTTCTCTTTCAATATGCCGTGTATGCAAAGAAAAAATACGGAGAGACATATGAAGAAGAAGTGCATAAGTTTCATCATAAGTATTTTGAGGATCCGCTTCGACCAAAAGAAATTGAAAAGATTATCAAGCAAGCAGATAAAAAAGATTGGGGATACAAATGTAAAGATCAACCTATGTGTTCTTTTTGTAATAAATCAAAATGTCGTATTCGAAAGTATGGTGTAGGTGATAGTAATATTGTTAGTGATATTGGAAATGTTATTCAGTACGGAGACAATGAAGATACTATCTATCATGTCACTGTTAATCAGGAGCAAACAATTGTTTGCGGTATAGAAGAACTCTACGATCAACATAAGTTTAGAAAAAAATGTCTTGTTAAATTAGGCTCTATGCCTTCCATGATGAACAGGAATGATTGGGATTACTACATCACTGATATTGTATCTAAAGCAATTAAAGTTAAATCAGAATTTGAAATGACACCAGAGGGTGAATTTAGAAATGTTTTAGCTAGGTATATTTCTAATCAAGCTAACGCTATGGATATTGATGACATTCTCAATGGTCAGTGTTTCGTGGATGATGAAGAAAGCAAAGTGTATTTTCGTATGGATCAGCTTCAAGAATACATGCGTAATCGTCGATACATTGCTCTTAGTTCTAATCAAATGGGTATTTTTCTCAGGAATTTAGGTGGAGATTATTCAAAAAGAAAGCTTAATGGTAAAGCAGCACAGCTTGTTTGGTGGGTGCCTAGTGAAAAATTTACTAATAAAAAAGTAGTAGAAACACACGAAGAAAAACAAGAGGAGATAGTTCCATTTTAGATAATGTCTGTAAAATAATTGGACCTCCAGGCACAGGTAAAACAACAACGTTGTTGCGTTTAGTAGAGGAGCAGTTGTCCGAGGGCCGTGAGCCAGATAGGATCGGCTACTTTTCTTTCACCAAGAAAGCTACACAAGAAGCTATCGACAGAGCTTGTACTAAATTTAAAATTCCTAGGAAAGATTTAAAATGGTTTAGAACTTTACACAGTCTTGCGTATCAATGGTTGGGTTGTACATATACCGACATGGTACAAAAACAAGACTTCAAAGATTTTTATAACGAGCACGGCATTGATATTTCAAAATCAATTAAAACAGATGATGTTCCTTTTGGTGAAGAAGATTCAGGATTATCTTTACTAGATTTATATCGTGTTAAAAATACTTCATTAGAACAAGAGTTTAGAAATCATGGACATGTTAAAGGGGGTCTACAAAGACTACAACGAATAGACAAGCTCTATCGCTTATTTAAAAATCAACGAGGTGTCAAAGATTATACAGATTTAATTACAGAGTTTAACAAGGTAGATCAGTCTCCTCGATTAGATATTGTTATTGTTGATGAAGTACAAGATTTAAAACCAAACGAATGGGAAATGGTTCGCATCATGATGAAACAAGCAACAGCTACTTATTTAGCAGGGGATGATGATCAAGCAATTTATTCTTGGAGTGGTGCTGATGTTTCCAAACTGATCGATTTGGACTGTCATTTGCAAGTTTTAAATCAATCATATAGAATACCAAAAACTATATTTTCAAAGTCAAACAATCTTGTGTCTAGAATAAAAAAAAGAATTAATAAAGAATGGCAACCTCGAAAAGAAGAAGGAAAAGTTCGCAATACAAATTTTGAAAGTATAAACCTTAACGAAGGTCAATGGTTAATTCTTGGTCGAACAAATTACTATATTGATGAAGTGTCAAAAGAGTTGAAAAATAAGGGTTTTTTCTATGAAAAAAATAATAGATTGTCGATTAGTAATGACATTGCCACAGCTTATCGTTCGTGGATCGCATTACAAAACAACGAAGAGATTCCCTACTCACATGTAAAGATCATGTATCAATTTATGTCCGTGGGGGATAAAGGAGTGTCGAGAGGCAAGAAAGGATTACCAGGAGCTGATACGGAATCACAATATTCTTATGAAACCTTATCAAAAGAATGGGGTCTCAACACACCTTTAAACTATTCTTGGGAGGTGGCTCTTATAAGAATTACAGAATCAGATAGAAACTATATTAAACATATACTTAGAAGCGGGCATGAGTTAGATGAAAAACCTAATATAAAACTTTCAACTATTCACGGAGCAAAGGGTGGTGAAAGTCAAAATGTTATTTTATTTTCAGATATATCAAAAAGAATTAATGATAATATGTGGGCCAATAGAGATGATGAACGTCGAGTTTTTTATGTGGGCATGACACGAGCTAAAGAAAATTTATATATTGTTCCTTCTACTTCACCTTACGAATTTGAGGAGATATTAAGATGATTTTTGAACAGCAAATGGATTTGTTAAAGAAAGATAATAAACCAGAATGGACACGACCAAGTTTCCCTGACGTTACAGGAATACAACAAATAGCAGTAGATTTAGAAACATACGATCCTGAGATTAAAAATCTTGGTGGTGGGTGGGCAACCAACAAAGGTTTTGTTGTTGGTGTTGCTATTTCTTTTGATGGCTTTGACGGATACTTTCCTGTGCGTCATGAACGAGGGGGAAACTTTTCAGAAGAAGAAGTAAAGAAGTGGCTTCGAAAATTATTTAAACAAGATCCCATTGTAATTTGTCATAACGCTGTCTACGATTTAGGTTGGCTTCGTCGTTGGGGTGTCGATTGTGATGTCACTAAAGTTTACGATACGTTGATCGCAGCTCCTCTAGTTGATGAAAACAGATTTAGTTATAGCTTGAATAATTTATCAAAAGATTATTTAGGAGAAAGAAAACAAGGAAATATTTTAGAAGACTTTGGTAAAGAGCATGGTTTTAAAGCAATTGAAAATATGCATTTGGTTCCTGTGGAGTACGCTGGTATTTATGCAGAACAAGATACAAGACTTACGTTAAAGCTTTGGGAAGTTCTACGGGTTGAAATACAAAAGCAAGGACTCACTGATATCTTTAATTTAGAAACAGATCTATTACGCCTGCTTTTGGAAATGCGTTGGAAAGGTGTTCGTGTTGATTTAGAAAAGGCAGAAAAGACAAAGAAGTTTTTTAAAGCAGAAGAAGAAAAGATTTACAGCAACATTAAAAAAGAAACAGATATTAAAATTGATGCCTCAGATATTTATACCGCTGCGTCTTTACAAAAAGTATTTGATAAGCTAGGGGAAAAGTACGAATACACTGAAAAAAATAAGCAAGCTAAGATCAGTAATACAGCCATGAAAGAAAGTGAGAATCCTTTGATTCAATCACTATCAATAGCTAGAGAATATAATAAAGCACATACAACCTTTATTGATTCTATTCTCAAGCATCAAGTTGATGGCAGGATTCATGCGGAAATTAATCAATTAAAAGGGGAGTATGGGGGCACGGTCAGTGGTCGGTTGTCCATGAATAATCCTAACTTACAACAGGTTCCTGCTAGAAACGAAGCGATTGGTCCTAAGATACGATCTTTATTCCTACCAGAAGAGGGAGAGAAATGGGCTTCTTTAGATTATTCTCAACAAGAGCCTAGACTCCTCGTACATTATGCTAAAAAACACGGTTTAGAGGGCGCTGACACCATGATTAAGTTCTTCCGTGATGGAGAGGACTTCCACCAAGTAACAGCAAATATGGCAGGAATTTCAAGGAAAGAGGCTAAAACAATAGGATTAGGCCTGATGTATGGTATGGGCATAGCTAAGTTGGCAGCTTCTCTTGATATCAGTCAGGAGCAAGCCAAAGCTTTGAAGAAAAAATACAATGATAATGTCAGTTTTTTAAACAATATAATTGTTCGTGCTACAAGATACACAGAACAAAATGGATATATTAATACACTGCTCGGAAGAAGATGTCGTTTTGATTTATGGGAGAACAAAGACTTTCATGACAAGAGAATGATGTCTCATGAGAACGCCAAGAAAACTTGGCAATGGAATGAAATGAAAAGAGCAGGCACCTATCGTGCATTGAATAGGTTAATACAAGGTTCAGCAGCAGATCAAACCAAAAAAGCCATGGTTGATTTGTGGCACATTCATGGGGTCATACCCATGATTCAAATACATGACGAACTCAACATCTCAATAACCAGCGAGACCCAGGTAAAAGAGATTAAAGAGATGATGGAGTCTGCTGTTGAACTACACGTACCTGTTAAATGCGATGCAGAGATAGGGAAAAATTGGGGAGAAATAAAATGAGAATATCTTATGACAACGGTCAATTAAATTTATCATTAACTAATGAAGAGGTGGATCATATCACTGATAATAAAGGTAGAAGTATACCAATGGATATCAGTTGGTTGAAGGTCTTACATGAGGACATATCTAAATGTGTTATGGCTCACTGGTCAAAAGTTGAAGTATGGGATGCATTGGAGTCACATCAGAAAACTATAAAAAGCATAAGTAAAAAAGAAAAATAAACACTATATTCTCCTCGAAATAATCAAGGAGATAATAATGTTTAACTTAACCAATAGAGCAAAAAATCATTTCTTAAACTTCTTCAAAGAAGAAGATAAGGATCAGGCAATAAAAGAATTCTGCCAATCAGAATATAAAAAAGATTGGTACGCAGCTTATAGGTCCTATAAGGAAGAGGGTCAGTTGCCCAATTTTATTAGGAGAACGCTTTAAGCGTTTGCAACAATTTCAGCTAAGGCTTCGCATCTCACAGGGGTTTGCGAATGCCACCTGGAATCTTTCATTTGCGATGAGGCTTCTTTTCTATCGCCGTCAGATAATGCTTTCCACATTTTTTTAAACTTTGAGACACCTGTTTTTCCCAATTGAAAAACCATTTCAACTATCACATGTTCGATCGCCTGTGGTAATCGTTTATCTGCTTTATAGTTTTCTGATATTAGTTCCTCTGCTCCTGCACAAGCTCTATTCAAATCTATTAAAAATAGGTCTTCTATTTCATCTGTTGATATTTTAACACCTTCTTTAAATCTTTGTCTTTCATGTGGTTGTACAAGGTGGCCGATTCCTATCGTGGCTTTTCCTAAACTGTCTAAATAAACAGTGTCAACACAACCTTCATGGTCACGTATTCTCGCTTTTAATTCGTCAGTAATTTTAATTGTATTCATCATGATCCTATACCCCAATGTTCTTCATGAGGGTCTTTAGTGTCCTTTCTTTTAATTATT